GACTGCTGATGATTTTAATTCCATGATGATTCCTGAAAAGAAAAGGCAACCATTATAGCTGCCTAATTGTGATTGGTAAGAGGTTTATTTTGCGATTTCTTCCCACCAGTCGAGAAGCTCTTGTTCTGTCTTATCCCAATTCCAGTAGTAATCCTTTAGCTCGCCATCAACGTGAATGGTAATGCTAAATGATTCTGGCTGTGCGTTTACGTGTGACGTATAGCCCTTCTTAATCGCCGCAACCTGAATCTGATGTGCAATGCGTAGCTTGCTTTCTAGTGTGTTCATTTTAAATCCTCATTCGTTTTCGTTGCACCCATTAAACACCGACCAATGATGCGCGTCTATCTGGTTTGTTTGTTTGTGTGACATGCATCACGTTACATTTCTTTTCGCTATGAAAGTCAGAGCTAAAAACTTGCTAACTGTCATCACTGCAAAACTGAACGCACTGAGATGATCGATAACAAAAAGGAAAACAATAGTATCGAGAGGAACGGAAACCAAACCACTAGTAACAACCTTAGATTTAAAGGTTCCACGCTTCAATGTGTACACCAGCCAATCAGCAGCCTCAGAAACAAGGAACGCCAACGCAGATGCTAAAGCAACATATGGGTCAGCCATTAGGTAACTAATTACACCAGCTGCCGCCATTAGGACGAGAATCCTCTTGTGTCCAATTTCTCTTTGTGCGTAATCCCTAAATATAAAAACACAACCAGCAATGACGCTACCCACGCTCCATAGCGTCCCGTCGCCCAACTCAACGCTTGGAATATAAGAGAATGCTAGGTTAATTGATACAATGCTAAGTACGTAAATTATTGAATATTTCATTAAATTAACTCCATTTGATTATGTCTTTTTAGATCGAATTGTGACTTTCTGGTTTTCTGCCACTCTTTAATTGTTGGTGATTTTGTTTTTTCCATTGCTGCCTTGAATACCGCAGTTCTGGTTAGTCTTCCTTTAAGGCTCGGTGTGTCTCCTTCTGAATACTTCTCCCTTTGAACTACTGATGTTGAGTCGCAACTGTAAAATGGGAATGCAGCTACAACCCGGTTATCTGTCATTCTTAGGCCGTGTATTTTTACTGGTACATTTCTCCTATGGTATATCTCATCAAAAACCAAACTAAGCCTATCTTGACACGCTTGACCCATAATAAATTCATGAGGACCACAAGCCCCAATAGCTACCGTGTCAAACTCCTCGCACAGCCTGACGAATCTATCTATCGACTCAACGGTGTGCCACACTGGGACAGCTTTCTCTCTAAACATGGATGGCACGGAATTTATTAATCTGTCGTTCTCCTCCTCTGAGCCCTCAATTACATCAGGTATAAGAAACTTATCTATTTGTGAATAGTGCTTTAGGAGCCACATATAGAATTTAGTCCAGTGCTTATCCCAATCAAAGCCTTCCAACGTTCCTAGTTTTTTAAGTCTCTTCCATAACGAGAACGCGCCATTATCAAACCAAACATAATTTCCATTTTTTATAACAAGCTCAGTCTGAGTCTTTCCCATGAAAGATACTAGACCACCAGCCTGTCCCGTTCCGTAAAGATGAGCGCACAACTCATCAACCTCTGGGTCGTACTTTGACCCGCTAAATGGAGAGCCGTGTAAGTGAATCATTTCAACCTTTCCCTTGCTTGCTTTCTTGTTAACTCGCCTCTGCAGACTTTATCGGCCAATTCTAGAGCAAGTTGTTGGTCGAATGTTTTAAAACCCTTGGTTATCTCTAAAAACTCTATTTGAAACTTCATGGCAATATCCTCTCTTTTTGTTTAATTAGAACAACGGATGGCTGAAATGTAAACAAGACACAGGTCGGAGTGTGATGGTCGTCACATTACATTTACTCGCATGAAGTCGCAAATTTGCGTATTTATACAAGACGTTGATTTATATGAAGTTTTCGGGGAATTTGCGTTTTTGCATTTTAAAATGCGAGTGAATTTGCACGAGTTGAAATGATTTTTTGTTTATATTAATCAATAACTTAGGTGAAAAATCACTGATTTTTTGCGAGTAAACGCAATATACACCCCTTGTGGAGGACGGTTTTGGGCGTAATCGGGCGGTTTTGCGAGTTTACCCCAAGAGGGTGTCGTATAAGTGCAAATTAGAGTAAATAATAAGTAATAATTACATAGTAATCCCTTATAGAATAAGGCTTCAGGGTGAGGTATGCGAATTTGCGACCCCCCATGCAAATTGGTCGCAAATCTGCGAGTAAAAACGTAAAACAAAAAATAATGTGCGAAAGTTGAATGTTATAGATGCGATTCATGTTACTATTTACAAAACAACAAAGGAGATAGATAAGCATGAAGATTACAAAGATTGATGATTTAGTTTTTGCCGTTAAGTTCGACAGTGAGGAAGAAGCAGCATCTTCATTGGCAAGAATGCAAAGTGCGCCAGTAGTCGGCTCGGATGAAGAAAGGGCCTTCTATCATGATGAGGTCGTTAAGAATGAAATACTCAAATACATGAAGATGCGCTACGGGACAAAGGTAAGCCTAATGAAGAACGTTATATCTAGACGAGTTGTTCTTACCAATATGTTTCAAGATGAGAGAGGGCTTATTGTTAGTAAGATTGAAGAGATGGTTAGAGAAATGATTACCAGTGGGCTAATAAGATATTCAAGAGTTGAGGATAAGATAAACGACTCAATGGTGTCGCTTACTCCGGAAGGCGCTCAGTATGTAAGGCTGATTAAGTGACACTCATCACACAAATGAACCACCTTGATTGATGTTTAGTTTGGGTGGTTTATTATTGGTTTGTTTATTACGGAGATTTGAAATGACAAACTACACAGATAAGATTGCGGATTTCTACAGTCGCCCGTCATGTGATGAGCATGAGTTAGCCGATAAGCTCATGGATGATGCGCTTAGTTTTGCATTTGATGGTGATTACATTTTGGCAGGTGAGCGTTTGATCGTGTTCATTGATGTGATTGAAGAGTTGAACGGTCGTTCAAATAGAGAAGAAGACCAGTCGGAATTGGAGTTTAATTGTGATTAATAAATACATTAAACACATCTACTGGTTGGCTGCTGCTGCAATGGTGCTTTTTAAGGATGACGAAATGATTAGTCATGATGCTGAACATATTGGGGTGATTATCGTTATGGTTGCAGGTTGCTTTGTGTTTGGGGGTAGGAATGATTGAACTCAGATACTGGAACAAGAACCAAGCGCGTAGTCGATATGAAGAGTTATGTGAACTTGGTAAGTGCTGCAATATGTCTAAGGATGGTAGAGGAATTATTGTCCGTATCGCATTGTAAGCGGTTTTAATGTGTAGCCCGTGTGATTTATCAAGTTTGAGGTTAAGACTTCTCTACGGGCTTTCTAGGGTTGTTTAAATAGGGTTTGAGGTGGTTTTGTGGAAGTATTTGGGATTGATATTAATTTATTTGCATTTGTTGTGTGCTTTTTGATTGGTATTCAACAGGTGATTGCTAAATCCGTATGGATTGCATGTTTGGATTTTTTCTTGAGCGGTATGAACTTAGTTATGTGGTTGAATAACGTTTACAACTAACTTGAACGTTCGTTCAAAGCATACATCTTAATACAAATCTAATACAAATTTGGAGGCTTCATGCAAGCTGAAGATTGGCAGGTAGCGCGTATTGCTGAGATGAAAGGGGCGACCACTAAAGAGTTGATGTACGCGACTGGATTGAAGAGTTCGTGCGTTAATTCTTATAAGGTTATCTTTCATGGTAAGTGTAAAGAGCGCATGAGTACGTTTGCTAGGCATAAGCGGATACTGGCTAAGGTTGAAGCTAATCCTAGCATTCTTGAGCATATAGAAGGCGAGATGGAGTTTAATCTAACTCGTTATGTGTTAGTTAGGGATTGCGCTATTGATTTGGGTCTAACTCAACATGAGGTGCAGCATTGTCTTTGGTGTCTGGTTAGCCCGAGAGCTAGGAAGCGCTGGCAGCAAGCTAACAAGAAAAAGAAATTAAGTAGTCGGTTTAAGTGAGGGTTATATGGAAGAAATGACATGCTATATGTGCGACGAGGATTTCACTTACAGTGATGATGATGTTTGTACGACTAACGACATATACGAAGGTCAGTACGTTGAGTTTGATGTTGTTATGTGTCCACATTGTGAAATGAGCGTAAAGGTTTAAGTAATGCGACACCAGTCACAGTAATGTTTGCTTGTGGCTGGTATTGTTTTTGTAGGTTAATTATTGAGGAAGTGAAGCATGAATTATGAAGATATGAGTGATTTTGAGGTTAACGAGCAGGTGGCAAGGTTAAGGTTTGGCGTATTTGCCGCGTGTCACGATGGAAGCCGTAAAAATGGTAGCGTTCGTGCAAGTGGCGCTGAGTTCGACCCATGCAACAACCCATCTGACGCATGGCCTATTATTATTTCGAATAAGATAGGAATAACGCATGGAAGTCAGATGTGCAGTGCAGTTACGGTAACTGATAATGAGCTAATTCAAATTCCGTGCACTCCAAGTGAGTTACTACGCGCCGCAATGATTTGCTTTCTAAAGATGAAGGATGCAGAGAAATGAACAAAGAACTAATTGAACTAATAGACCAGCCTGACAGTGACCGAGGCAAAATTCTAATGTGCCTAGCAACTAAAGGTCCAATGAAGTCTTTCAATGTGGCTGCTAGTGCTGGTACGGACTTAAAGAAAACAAATGCACACCTTAGCGACATGTTCAAGGATTCTTCATACGTTGATATGGAGCGCTATAAAGAAGGTGGCGTTTGGGTTTATAACTTGATTGGACTTAAGTGCAAAATGAGCGAGTCACGCAAGGTTAAGAATCAACGCGAGCGAACCGAGCGCAATGAGGTAAAGATTCCGTTCGACAAGTGGCGCAAGGTGTTTGGATTGATGGATAGTTGTTGTGGATAAGCAAATCGAAAGATTGATTGAGGATAATCCGAATTTATCTAGCTCGATGATTGCTAATATTGTCGGGCTGCATAAGAACACGATTATCAACGCAAAGAAAAGGTTGGGTATTTATTCTAATTGGTTCCACTTTGGAGTTGGTATTCCATTTGTCGATTATGACGCTTCGTCAACTTCTTACCGAATCAGGAAGGACGGACGCAAGATTTACGATGGTAGTTTCAATGGCGCGATGGAGAATGTAGACCGCTTGATTTACGCGCTCGATAATGGTGGGTTGCCTCTGACCAGAAAAGAAAGCTACTTTGTTGGGTTGGAGTTTATCAAGTGTGACAACCATCACAGCAATTAAACAATGGCGCAGTTATAGTGGCTGTGTCTTAATTAAATAGGAAATAGAAATGACTACATACAATACATACCAAGAAGCTAAGATTGCCAATCCTGAGTGCGAAATCTATCAACTTGAAAGGAATGAGCTGTTTGTTCATTGCAACTGCCACAAGGCTGAACTTGTTGGATTTGACGAGTTCAGTTCTATTGGTGTTAAGTGCAACCCCGCCGACTACTGCATGACAGTTGAGAGGTTTTTGGCTGATGGTCATGAGCTTGTTGAGGGGGATTTGTATATCAATGTTGGCGGATTTACTACCGAGCTTACCGAGAGAAAGATAAACTCACTAATGAGTCGTGACACTTCTCGCCGCTTCATCCTCCGCGCCGCAGCATTGGAAGATAAAAAACCACGCACCAAGGTTGAGTATGTGAAGATAGAGGAGGATGATTCAATATTTGATATGGCGGTAGAGCTTTATGAAAATGCGTTATTCTCGATTGATAGTGATGGATGGTATGTTGGTGTCTTTACCGAGAGGCAGCTTACCGAGGCTCACTCAACTAATAACTTATACAGAAAGGCATCAGATGAGGACTTGCTAAGGATTGAGCTTTACTCCGCGATCAATGAATACGAGGTTAAGCCGTCCATTGCAGAGTTGATAGCTGTAGAACTTGCCAGTTCGGGAAAATTCAAACTTGTGAGCTAACTCACAGACAACCGCAAGCCCTGTCGATATGATGGGGCTTCTTTGATTTAGGAGTGAATGACATGAAATACAGATACGATAGAGATTTAAAAAGAGTCAAGAAAGAGCTGAATGAGCAAGCGCGATTCGAACGCAAGTTGAAACAGATTTGCTTTTGCGTAATCATCGTTATCTGTGTCGTTGTTGCCGATGCTATTGCGGGTGGTTTCTAATGCATAAATTCAACCTTGAGCTATGTCAGGCGCTTCTAAGTCAAACTAACTCTATCGATGAAGCGGCGCGATTAATGGCGGTCGATGATGATAATAAATACCGTGGCTTTGCTTATTGGAAAAAGCAGATACTAGCGGCGATTAACAAAAAGGAACTGAAGATATGAAATGCAGAGAAGCGGTAACAATAGCGCTAGGCGTGTTCGCAATGTTTTACTTTGTTGAGTGGGCCATTGATAAAGCAAGCCCTGAGCAATGCTGGATTACCGAAGCGGTAGAAGATGGGGTTCAGAGTTCGTACTGGGCAGATTGCCCTAAAGGCACTGAATAGATTTACACTGTAAACAGCCTCGCATATCGCGGGGCTTTCTTTTGCCTGTTTCAAAAGTGATATAATCCAATCACACAAACAAAGAGGCTTTAATATGACATTTCAAATTCGCCATCAACTACTTCAAGTTTTATCTAACAACGTGACAGCTTACGAAATTGCACACGCTTTTGTTGGTGATGACGCCGATAAGTTCGAGGTATTTAAAATTGCACTTGCGGAATCTCGACAGTCGCACGGCACAATCGAGACGCAAGCATCTTCAGCGGTTGATGTTGCGGAGGTTCGCTGGAAGGTGCTATCACCACCTGTTGCTGAATAGCTACCTGCAAGATGATTTAGCCCACTATTAAGGTGGGCTTTTTTGTGCTCAAAACAAAAGTGATATCATAAAGAAAAAACGGGCTAGGCTTGAAATGATTACAGATTTTCTTGATTGGCTGTATTACAGGCAGCATGTCTTTTACATATGCATTGGTATCGTCATGGCGGGGTCTTGGGTATGGCAGAATTGGATTAGGTTAAAGGAGTTGAGATTAGATGAGTACGCAATCGGAGCTATTAAGTCAAGTTGTGGAGAATGCCGGGAGCTTATCTGGCAAAGCCGCCGCCGGAAGTAGTTTTGGTACTTTGGTATTGAGCTATTTCGGGAGCAATGCGGTGGCTATTGGCGCTATGTGTTCAGTGATTACAGTGTTCTTTTTTGTGTTCTTCGGTGTGATGAATATCTACATGAAGAAGCGAATGAACGAAGAGTATTTTCGAGCAAAGATTAAAGAAGAGGTGCTAAATGACACAGCCAAAGAATAAAGAAGACAGAATCTGGAATGAGGTAAATCCGTTTGGTAAGAAGTCCAAGCGAGGCAATGGCAATCTTCGCTTTGAAACTCCAGAGCAACTTTGGGAAGAGGCATGTGAGTATTTCGAATGGGCGCTGAATACGCCGTGGAAAGAAAACAAAGCCATGAAGATGAAGTCTGGCGATAGTGATGTGATTGAGTATTACAACACAACCAAGCCGCGTTACTTGTCTAACGTTGGTTTGTGCTTGTTTCTTGGCATTCAGCGTTGTACGTATGGTTACTATCAGAACGGCAAGCATGACAAGGAAGACAAAGACTTCTCATCTGTGTGTGCTGTGATTGACAATATTGTTTACGAGCAAAAACTGTCTGGTGCTGCTGCTGGTGTATTCAATCCAATGATTGTTGCTAGAGAGCTTGGCCTAGGTGTTGATGAGCAAAGTGAAGAGGCTCAACCAATCCCAACCGCAATTACTATCGGTGTTCGTGACTGCTCGGTGAATAAAGATAATGACGAAGATTAGTACGCTTCAAGTTAACATCCCACAATCAGAGTTCCTAGAATCCACAAAGCCGTTTCGTGGTTTTGTTGGTGGCTATCGTAGCGGCAAGACATTTATAGGCTGCGTTCGATTATGGATGCTTACTCTTGGGCATCATGGAATCAAGTTAGGGTATTTTGCTCCAACTTATCCACATATCAGGGATATCCTTTACGACACAATAGCTGAAGTGGCTGATTTGTTTACGGCTACTTATGGCTGTAAGTGCGAGGTGAAGATTAACAAGTCTGAGCACTCAGTAAAGATGATTGTCAATGGTCAGGTGCTTGGTACTGTTAAGTGCAAGTCTATGGACCAGCCTTACTCAATTGTCGGCTTTGATATCTCTCATGCATTAGTTGATGAAATTGACTGTATGAAGAAAGAAAAAGCTGATGCCGCATGGAAGAAAATCGTCGCTCGTATGTCCTCTGTTCGCAATGACTACCCAATCAACACGGTAGACTTTACGACAACCCCAGAGGGATTTAACTGGATGTACGACTTCTTTGTTAAGCAACTCAAGGAAGACCCGTCGAAGCGTGAGTATTATGAACTTGTCAAGGCATCCACCAAGCAGAACGAGGCTAACCTTCCAAGTGATTACATTGCCAAGCTGTACGCCACTTACCCTTCTAACCTAGTTGACGCTTATGTTGATGGTGAGTTTGTAAACCTTAAAGGCGGCACTGTTTACACCGAGTATGACAAGGCTCTCAATAACTCAACTGAACTGGTTAAGCCTAACGATAAGATGATTATAGGAATGGACTTCAACGTGCAGCACATGGCGGCTAGGGTTTTTGTTTATCGCAACAGCAAGCGTGAGTTGCATTGTGTGGATGAGTTTGATGAGCTTTACGATACAAGGGACATGATTGAACATATCAAGATGCGCTACCCAAATCGCGAGCGTGACATTACTATTTATCCGGATGCATCTGGCAAGAACCGCAAGACTGTTGGCGCTGACTCATCTGATATCCAGCAATTAAAGGATGCAGGGTTCAGGGTTAAAGCTAAGGATTCAAACCCTCGCGTTAAGTCTAGGGTTAACGCTGTCAATGCGATGCTTTGTAATGGTGAGGGATTGCGCAGGCTGTTTATCAATAAAGATAAATGCCCGCTAACGGTCGAAGGTCTTGAGCAGCAAATCTATAATGATAAAGGTGAGCCAGACAAGAAAAGCGGCAACGACCACGGCAATGACGCATTCGGCTATCCAATTGCATTCGAGCATCCGATAGAGAAACCGGCAGGATTCAGACTCAATCGCCAGTAATGTGACAATCATCACAGCACTTCGTTTATTGATTGGTTATATTAGCCACACCAACAGCGCGGTGCTGTTTTAATTAGGAAGTAATATTATGAAAGTAGATTTAACGATTGAATGCAAACAGGTTAGCGAGATTGACCCTTGGAGTCCACACCGTCTAGATGTTAGCTTGGTTGATGCTTGTTTGGAATCTGTAATTGAAAGTATAGGTCTAGATAAGTTGCTAAATCATATCGGAGAAAATGACTTGATTGAGCACCTAGAGAATCGCGGATTTAAAATCACAGACGAACAGTAACAACACAACGCGCAGTTACTATGGCTGCGTGTTTTTATTTTATTGAGGAAAGATTTATGAGTGATATTAAGTTTGAAAAGTGCAATGACAAAGAGATTAATGACAAGTGCGAAGTTATTAGCGCTATGACTGATGAGATTGCGGAGCTGCGTGAGATGCTGAAGAAACACAAAGAGTTTAATGAGCATATGCACGAAATGTCACCAGAATGGACGGTAAAACGCTCTATAGAATTACACAAGGAAACCATAGAGCTTCTATATAGCAATAACAAATAACCCATTCCCCATATTTGCTACAATAGCCTCATTAATGACAATGAGGCTTTTTTATGTCTGTAAATAATGAACATCCACTCTACGAGGCTCGAAAGAATTTGCGCGGTCGCATTCGAGACTGCATGACGGGTACGGATAGAGTCAAAAGTAAAAC